TGTTTTAAATTGTGATTTGATTCTTTTAAAGGTTTCAATCTCAACCAGAGAAAAAATATCCAAGCTTAGTGCATTCATTAGCTCACTTTTTACTCGGTACTCGTTTACTGCGATACTACTGATCATTCCCGTGATCAAAGCAAACAGCACCAAGAAAGGGGCTAGAATAAACGCTTTACGCCGCATAACCGATAAATACCCGAACTGAATTTTGCTTATAAAAATACTTAAGAAAAATCAATCCTTTTTCTGTTTCCCACGAACATTGATCTAAGCCCGTTAGATATTCCATGTAGCCATTGATTTCATAAAGTTTACTATTGCTCTCTGCCACAGAAATATCTTCTACTACATCCCGGATAAACTTGGTGCAATTTTTTATACCGTCAACCATTGTTATTACTTCGCTCTGGTTAACTTTTATTTGCTTGGCCACAGTTTCTACTATCTGACTGAGCTCTACTACGCTTTTACTAATCGCCTTCCCTGTTTTGTCAGTTAGGATTATAGCAGCTTCATTATTCATTTTGCATATGCGCTTTTTAGCCTGATCCGCAACAGCAATTGTTTCTTTTATACCTCGCGAAAGGTCTTTGCTAACAGCGTCTTTTAAAGCAAAACTTTCAATGAAATTTAGCATATAGCTGATATAATCAAAATACACTTCCGAAAAAGCAATGGTTTCTAAGCTTAGCTTATCAATTTTATTATTTTGAGTTTCAACTGTCTTTATATTTGCGTTGTAAAGCATTTTTATTGCCTTACTAGTATTATCTGTTAGGCTTATTACTTCTGCTTTGCTAAGGCTATAACTGGTGCTATTAGCTTCCGCTAAAAGCATAACCTCATTTACACTTCTAACAAACTTAGCACTACGTATTATATTTTCAATAACCAGTGCTTTTTCAGATTTGTTTATCCTCATACCCTTTACTGCCTGCTCAGCAATATTGGCAAGCTCAAATAAATTCTTACTAAAACTTTTACCGGCACTGTCTGTTATGGCAATGCCGGTAGCTTTGTTTAATTTGTAAAAGTATTTGTTTGTTTCGAGGATTTCAACATTTTCTTGGTAGAGTTTTGCCATACACTTGCGAACACCATCTACAAGGTCAAAGCTTTCAGACAAAACCTTGTTTGTACGTTTCAGACTATCCTCTACTATTGAGATATTTTCGTTGCTGTTTTTAACTATGAGTTTTCTGCTCGTATCATTTAGCAAGAAATTATCATAAAAGTTTTGAACAATATGCTTATCGTTATATTCCTCTAGGCAAAAACTTTCCATAAAGCGAAGCATATATTTTATATAATCAATGTAGACTTCCGATATAGCAATGTTCTCTGAAAGCTTAGTAAATACTCTCTTATTTGTCCTATCTGCCATAGAAATATTTTCAAGGATATGCAAAACGAATCGAAGAACATTACGATACGTTTCATAAACTAAAACATGCTCTTTTAGAGTTTTGCCAATTGCTTTTTTTGCAATGCAACTTACCTCTAAGCCTTCAGTTGTCTCAGCAGTAAAAAGATACTTGCCAAATTCCTCAACTGCTCTGCTAGCTCTTTCATCGCTAAAATTAAAAGCGCAACCTTCGACGGTATAATATTCAATTATTTTTTTGCTAACCGCCGTTGTCATAGTATCTCAGCTCCTATTAGGAAAGTGTGAATTGGAATGTAGTAGTTACTTCATCGTCTGCAGCTTTATTAATTACGGCAAAAGTTACACGATCTAAAAATATTCCACCTGTACTTGCATTACAAATACCTGCCTCAGTAATAGCCCCTGTAGCTTCTCCTGCGGCGAAATTAGTTGTAAAGGTCATAACCTTAGTTCCTGCAGCATGGCTATAAGCAGCTGCTTTTCTTGCTAATTCAGTTACAAGCGTGGTTTGAGTTGCCACAGCCGCAGTTGTCCCTGTCCCAAGTGCCGTAAATCCCATGACTGCAGGACGACTAGCCGTAGCCCCAATAGAATTGCAGATGTGGTCGAACCCGACATTTAAAATAAGATTATCCTTTCTAGTAACGGAAATATCACCGTTTGCTTTCTTCAGCGTCAAAATCATACTGCCTTTACATTTTAAAAACTCATCCTCTTTTCTCGTTTTTTTAATGCCATGACCGAACATTTTTTGTAAAAATTCTGCTAAATTCATTAAAATCAGCTCCCTTGTAAAATAATTTTTGGATAAAGATATAATTTATTAAAAACGCCTAACGGCGGTAAAGCTTGTTCCATACTTTGAATCTTTTGACTGCTTTCCAAGTAAATAAATAGTTTTCTGTTTGTTGCTCCTTGTGACAACCCAAACATCAACCACTCACGTTCTGGAACTATTAAACTAATATCTGTGCGATTGCCAAAGCTATCGGCCATGTAAAAACAGCTGCGCCTACTATCAAACCCAATGCATAAAAAAGACACTTCATTACAGTAAAGTTTATCCGCACGAAGTGTCAGCAAAACGCAATCATTTAATTGTTGTATTTTTTTTAACCAAAACACCATGTTAAATTCCCGTAGCATAGTATCCGGCAAATCGTACTCAACCTGGGTAGTATCGCCTACATATAACCCTTGTGCCCAACGGCTAGTACGAAAATCAGTAGCTTTCTTTGCTACCTTTGGCTCTATATCAGCACTAGTTTTAAGACTGTTATTAAGTTCAACTCCGAAAATTTCAGATGTATTAGGTCCTATATATCTAGCTATTTGTTGTTTAACAGTAGTTCCGTTAATATCTCCCATAACGCCACCCAAAACTAGGGTATTTCTAGCCTGATCACTATCAATAGGAAAGTCCATATCAATCCACAACAAGTTACTGTTTGTTGCTCCAATAACCTTATATTCGCTCCAATTTCTAGCACGATATTTTTGAGGCAGTTCTACACTTGCAATATACTCACCGACCGTGGCAGACTTTTCTAGCTTTAGGCCATTGGAAGCAACATCATAATACAGGTTAATTTTATTTCCACTGTAGGACATATCTGCTTGCTTAAAATCTAAAATAACATTTTTTGAGCTATCCTCGGCATTATCCATGCTAAAGTATGCTGTATTTTGAGAATAATTATTATGTTCGTCAACCGCTTTTATAAGCAGATAATATTGTCCGGTATTAGGGTAAGCCAACCGGTGTTTATTAATCTTTGTTGTAAACAGCTCTATGGACTTGTCCCAATCAGTCGTTTGCCCTACTTTTATTACGTACTTAACGCCATAAATGCTAAGAGCATCCCAATAAAAATCAAGATTGGCACCATTACGCTCTACTATGAACCCTGTAATGTCCGGAATAATACAGTTAATGATCCCTTTTTCGCCGTCACCGAAACAATCATAGTACGCAACAGCAACCTTCTTTATGATTTCTGTAGTTTCATGCTTATACAAATAGACATTATCAGTTGTCTGAGCCTTTTTAACTCCATTTATATAAATACTGGCACCTATGCAGTTATAAGGAATCTCAAGGAAAGTTATGAGCGTTCCTTCATTATTTTTCGTTAACGCAATGTCTTGCGGAGCTTCCGGACGTGCCTTATTGTAGTTCAATATTGAAGCATTGGAATACTCATCATCTGTACTGATGGCATATAGATAAAGCGTTCCAACATACTGAGGCGGCATTTTAGTAGAAGTGTTGTCAATAGTCCTATCTAACAGTCCTGTATTGCTTCCTACATCCGTATTGACACGTAGCTCATAACACTTTAATTTTGATATATCCGTAGGATAATCCCAGGTAAGCTCTGCACCATATCTATTGAATGTAAGGCTGAAATTTTTAGGAGTAGGAACATCTCCATCGCTATCCGGGCTTATTTCTTCTGCTGTGAAACCGTTAGCAAGGTTTATTTGTTCAGTAGCAGTTGCAAGATATGCTTTGAGTAAGCTCATAACATACCTTCCGTCACCTTGTACCGTGCTAGGAATACTAGGCACATCTATTATTTTTTTAGCAACCTCATCGCTCATTTGAATCACCGTCCGTAAAATAATGCCATTTATTATTGCATCCCACTGGCAATAGCTTGTTGTAAAGCCGTTGTTAGCGTAGTATCTTGAGAGATATCATACTCATTCTCGTTTAAAGCTAGCATAATGGCTAGCTTTACTATTACCTCATTAATTGCATCATGATTAATCGGTAAATTCGTTGTTTCAGCCGTTATCATGTCAGGCGTTGCAAAATACCTGAAACGAACAGATTCTATATCATCATCTATAATATCAACCCTGCCATTAGTCATGCTCAAAGGATAACTGCCGGCAGCTATCATAAAGTTTTGTGGCAAAGAATCACCATTATGCACCGTCATTTCCTTAATTAGAGATGGAAACCGTGCCGAAATTAGTAAGGCCGCTACCTGTTGCATAGCGGTATTAATGAATTCAATACAACTATCGGTGGAATATTCATCCGATATGTCATGTCCTGCTGCCTTTATCCTTGCAATGGCTCTTTGTACTGTCATGCTCATGTAAAATCACTCCTCTTATACAATAAATGGCATACGTTGTTTGATTCTGCTGTACCTTCGATTTGGAACTAGGTTATCCATCAATCCCTTGACGGCTTCGCCCAGTATGTCCGTATCAGTATTGTTTAAAATCATGCAGGTAATCTTTACCACACTGTCTAGAAATATGTCCGGAAGGTCTATTGTGCCACCATTTTGAATATCGCTAAACTTAACATCAGCAATCTTTGCTCTGTATAACAAATCTACATCAACACCACAGTAAAGTTTATCCGCGAAAATTTTATAACCATTCCAATGTACCTTTTCCACCGCTGGAATTGGTGACAAATGATACCCATCCTTTGCCCTAACTATGCTCACAAGAGAAATAAAATCATCGGGAAGGGAAACACCCGTAGTTGCAAAGTTAACGTATTCCTTGGGCGTTTCTCCCTCTGCTAGGGTACTGTTGTCCTTATCTATCTCAGCATTGATTTCATTTACCCGGTACTCATGTATCTTTTCGAGAAAATCAGAGTTTTTCATGGCAAAAGAATTATTAATATAGCGAATACACTCACTAAGCGCATTAATAATGTCGTAGTCACTGAACAAAATCTCACTATTATCTTTTAACTTGCTTCGGACCATTTTCAATGCTTTTTTTACGGAAATCATTATTATTACCTCGCTCCTTGAAAATATTTTCTTGTATGTAATACTGCAAATTCAGGGTGAACCTTAAAAAACTTAACAATCATTTTATGGTATTCACCCATATCGCCGTGATTTCTTGCCTTGTTAGCTTCCATGAGCCAAGGATCATATAGCCACATTTCTTCAGGAATAAACCCCATTTGTATAATTTCTGAGCTTCCATTTCCTGTTCTGCCACCATTCTCTGTAGCTTCTTGTGCTGCTTCCATTGCTTGCCCTATATCAAACGTATTTCTGATACGTATTAGTTTCTTTTTTTTGTCCAAAACTTCTATCTGCTGTCTTGTTAACATGTCTTTCTCCCCTTTTAACTTATTAAAAATAAAAAGGCACACCTGCATAGATGTGCCTTTAGTGTTTAAGCTAGAATTAGCGTTTGATATTAATCAAAGAGCCGCTAGCCTTTGGTTGTGTTCCTTGCAAACCAAGTTGAGCTTCCAAAACGAATTCAGTATAACTACCTTTCTTTGCAAGGTCTTTTACTTCATGTGGTCGAGTTAAATATTTTGTTTCCCAATATTGCATATCCATAAAGTCAATGCGGTTATCAGGATACATACGATGCGCTTCTGCCGTAATAGTACCAAAGTCAGATTGGAAAGTGTCAACCACAATATCCATTTTATGCTCACCGGATTTGCGTTTAGTTTGTCCAATAGCTGATACGATACTAGAGAAACGGCGTTTCTTGGCACCGGACATGATAGCCTTTGTTGGATTACCACCACGGTTATAGCACATTTGCATAACATCATTCATATTATCGGTAGATAAATCATCTGCGCCGCCAAGGTCAATGATATTGTTCTTAACAATTTTTAACCCAGTTCCAGTTGTGGTTGGTTTTACCTGTACGCTAGTATTGCCCTCAACTGCATCAGCTAAGGCATCATATAATGCGAACTTAGTCTCCGGAGTTGTTGCGTCCACTCTTACATAGTACAATAAACCCTGTTTTAAGCCAGTAGGCATTGTATCAGCAATAAAATATACAAAATCGCCTGTAGTTAAGTTGTGTTTTACTGCACCAGTGCTTACAATACCGTCAGCAACAGTTAAAGTGCAAGCAATGTTTTGCATGCTCATGAAATATGGAATACCACCTGAACGTGGTTTTACATTTTCACTGCCAAGCTGTTTAACTTTGCCATTAACAAGCATATACTCCATATCTCGTGCTTGCCCAATCATGGCATTTTTGACTTGACGAACGAACTCATCTTGTTCGTTGTAGATTTTGTTAACCTTACGTTGCGTATCGGTTACATAACCTGTGTTTTGGAAGTTTTGCACGCAGTTGGAAAGCCCTTCCATAGAACCAACTTTTTGAGAAACATAATCCTCTTTTTCCAAATGTGCATTGTCTTGCGGTGGGCGCAATCCCTCTGTCGTCCAACTAAACTCTGTAGCTTTGGCATCCGGAGCTTCTTTGAAACTGGACAAAAACTTAGTCTGTTCAGGTTCAATATTGATAATAAGCTTGGAATAGTCCTCAGCGTTTCCGTAGGCTTCGTAGGTCGCAGACTGTGAAGCACTAGGGTTTAAATCTCTTGTCATAAAAATCACCTCTCGTAAAAAATTTTATTAAATAAAAAAGAACACTACCGGTTTAAGGCTGTGTTCCTTGTTATTTCCTACCGCCAAAAATCTTGGCTAAGAAAGCGTCCTTACCTCTATTGTCAGCTTTTGCAAGTTCTGAAAAGTCGATTTTTTCGGGAACGCTAGCTGCTCCGGTACCAGGTTGCTCCACTACTTGTGGCTTAGCAGCAGGTGTCGGTGCTGTTTTTAAATTATTATTTTGAGCATAAAAGTCAAGCCGTGTATCTTCATAATATTTTTTGAGAATTTCACAGCCTTCAGGAGTAATAGTTTTATTTTGATAAGCAGCAATAGTATCTGCTATTGTTTTTGCCTGTTCATAAGGCAACGACTTGTAACGACTAGCCATATAAACATCTATTTTTTCAAAATTAGGTTCTTTCGCGCTCAAATCTTTAACGTAATTACCAATATCACGATAAATAGTCTCTTGCATATTTTTTTGTTGAGTCGCTTGCTGCTCTTTAGCTCTAATAGAGTTTTGAACTTGAATAATAAGATCGTTTTTGTGCCATTGAACGGCCGTCTTATAGTTATTGAGCTTTTCTGCTATGGCTTCATCGTCAGTATATTCACCAGCCGCCAATTCCTCTGCGGTAAGTCCAACATCCTTTAAAGCTTTCTCTTTCGCAAGGCCGTCAACTTTCGCATAAAAAGCCGTCATATCCGGTTGGTTATTTGGAGATTGTTGTTCCTGTGGTGACTGTTGCTCTCCATTTGCAGCAGGATTACTTTGTGCTGCCGCCATTTCCTTGCGTACTTTTAACTCTGCATACTGTTGACGATAGGCAGCCGGTATACGACTCTCGTCTACCATATTCATTTGCATAGCAATAGCAAAATCTTGTGGTGTATATTCAGCAGGTGCTTGCGGTTGCTGTGGATTAACAACCGGCGCTACTAAACCTAAATTGTTGTTAGCATTAGCATTTTGCCCTGGTATTTTGTTTTCATTTGGGACCTGAACTGGTGTTGTAGGCGTTGTATGTACAACATAATCTTTTGGTTTATCAGTAACATCTTCTACTTTTTTACTGTTAACAGGCTTCAGCTCTCTAATTCCCGTCCTAGGATCTACAACAATAGCAAACCCACCTTGTTCTTCAGTACCTTTGTCACCTGTCGCACTATTGGTATCAGTGCCACTAGTATTATTATCGGCACCATTACTTGATTCAGTTACAACTGTTTGCGTTTCTCCTGTTGCACCACCAACATTTACACCATCGCCTTCATAAAACACTTGGAACTTTTTCATTATTCAACAATCCCCCAATCCTCTTCAAGAATATCGCTTTGAGAAGCAAGCCACATTTGATGTGAACCATCAGCGCAGCGCATTTGAAGATACGGCCGACATTTGAATAAGTCTCCTTCTTTGTAACCATATGCTTTTGCAGTTTGAGCATTACAAGGAATCCCTTGAGGATAGCCTTTTTGATACACAACAAACATCCCTTTACCATTCCACCCTTTACGAGTAATACGATGACCGACCTTAGCTGCTTCAATAGCTTGTCCAAACGTCATATAATTGATTTCACGGCTCACTTTTTCAAACTCTGCCTTTGGGCACCAAGACTCATAGCCGTCAGCGTAAACTAAATGATAACCTTCCTCTTTACCAGTTTCATTTTCCGGCAACTTCCAACCACGATATGCGTTATACACACCAAGATTCATGGGTTCTGCCATTACAACATTACTTCTTAGATACTTTTTCATGCTTTCTCTCTCCTTTTTTGTCTTTCATCTATTAGTTTGGCTTGCTTTTCCCTGGCACGATTACCTTCGCTTACTGCATTTCTAACTTTAGAAGTGAAATTAATAGCTGCCATGTAATAAAGCCTAACATCATCGGCAGCAACTTCTTGGTTTCTCAACTTCTCAAGCACCAGTTCCTCAGTGTCGTCCATGAAAGCCTCCACAAACTCTATAATGCCTTCTGCCTTAATGCCTATATTAATAGGTATCTGCAAATCAGAAATACGCTCTTTAGACTTTACATAATCATTGTCTATAGAGCGTATCTTTCTTCTCATATTCGGTTGTCTTAACCTATGCATGATTCATAATCTCCTTTGCTGCTATAGCATTTGCAGACGATGGAATTCCATTAGCCGCTAGTGCCTTTTGCTTTGCATCTACCGGCAAGTCACGATAATTTACCGACATGTGAGGCTGCTTTGCCTTCTCAACATCGGCTTGCAACTTGGCCTGTATTAACTGCACCTGCTCTTGCTTGGCTTGCTGTTGAGCTTGCTGAGCTTGTTGTTGCATTTGTTTTGCTTGCTCACTATTTGGATCAACAAGATAATTGCAAACATTTCTAATACCCATTTTTTCAAGCAAATCTTTAACTATTTCATACCAACTATTCGCATTAACTATTCCTGTAGACGCCAACTGTGGGTAAATCTGATTTATAAGCAGCATTAAGTATTGTATCTGAGCTTCCTTAGTGCCGGCTCCCTGTCCGATATTAATAATAAGGTCATAATCAATATCCAAATCTTCTTTCTTAATTGTTACTTGCTCATTAGTGAGACGGACAATAGTCTCACCATCCAAATATTTTTGGTTAAGAAGAATTAAATACTTCATCATTGGAACAAAGAAGCTATCAACCATGCCACGTGCCGTATTCTTGTGACGCTTTTCAGAGGCACCCATAATAGCCGTTATACCGGTAGCAGTCTTATTAAGGCTGTTACTATCTAACCCTTGGTTATACTTCGTACTTCCACTCTGGCTTTCTATTTCATTTTGAGCATACTGCACAACAGTCATTGCAAGGTTGTTAAATGGTAATTGTGGTGGCGTATAAACAGCATTTGATACATTCTCCGTATCAACAAGAACGAATTCGTCCCCGTCAACAAGAGCATCCATATCAACACCTTTGGGATTCAGGAACGTTCTAGGAGTATTGTTTTTTGCTAAATTAACAATAAGCTGACGAAATATAGCTGTTTTTAAATCCTGCTGCTGTATTAAGTTATCGCAAAGGCCTTCTTTTTCATTGAAAACAGTATGTGGCGAAGGTTTGCTTTGGCAAATAAAAAATGGTGCTAGTTCTAAATCATTTTTTACAATCCTAATTGGAGTATTACCAATAGCGTGAACAATAACGCTCTCCATTATGCCATCATTGTTATAATCAACATCAACATAGGCTTCGTAAAGCTCTATTTCACTAGAAGCATTATCGTGGTCGCTAATTCTATCGCCAATGGTTTCAAGCTCTTTGTTCTTATCAGTATCAAAGTTTGTAACCTTGGTATCGCCTTTACCGTTTTCTATGGCCTCATCAATATTACTATATGTACCTTCACGCTCTTTGCGTTTCAAATAGTCCCCTGTAACAATTTTACGATGTGCCTTAAATTTTACGCTCTGTATCGTATTAGAATCAGGTGTATATCTAAGTTCGGAAGGTGGCATATAAGCAACTACAGGAAAATCCGCAGTAACAATAATTTTTTCAAAGGTTACTACTGCCAAGTCTAGAGCATCCTTCAAAGGTTTTGAACTGATAACCTCAATATGTCCTTGCTGTTCCTCTTGGTACATGGAAGTAAGCAAATCAGCATTGTCTTGACTAACTAAAAGCTCATAACGTTCTCTTTTTTCTTCTCGTTTCCAAGAAACCTTAGCTACTGCATAATTAAGGATAAGAGCGTCCCTCATAATAAACTCAACAAAAGATGTGTAGTTGTTCTTACGCTGTAATTGGTATTTTACCAACTGCTGTATCTTGGCAGCACGCTCATCATCTTCAATGTTTACTCCTTGCACATCCATTGGATCATCACTACCGCAAAACACTTCCATATACGAAGGAATAAGACAATCAATAGTCGTTAATATATCCCGGCTACAAAACTTAGACGTTTCAGACAACACTGGAAAACGTTTCTTGTAATATTCCTCTGTGGCAAGATACTCATCTAAACGTTCTTTCAGTTTAGGTTCTATAGTATTTTTATAATACTGGTCGGCAACGTCCTTGCATTTAGTAAAGACCTGCATTATTTTAGCTTTTTCAGAACTTTTCAAAGTCTTTAGACTTATTTCTTTAGTATCTTCATTCTCAACACTTTTCGCATTTTTTAAAAGCAAATCGAGTGGTGTCATAGGCGGTGCTTGTGGTTGTGTCTGTCCAGGCATTCCAGTTTGCTGAGGTTGCATTGTATTTGCCTGTCCACCTGCCATAGTTGCCTGTGCTGCTCCCAATTGTTGATTTATATTTGAGTTTTCCATGTTATCACACCCTAGTCGAAGTATTCTGTTAGAATAACGGAAACATCATCAGCGGCAGCAGTCACATAGATGTTATCTGTTGATGCCGAAAGCATAGGTAATATCTTGCTGTCTCCTGCTTTAATCGGCAATCCATTTTCTACAGTAACATCCTTATCGCCTAAATAAATAGGTTGGTCAGAAGTGTTAGAAACCTCAATAGCCGTCCTTCCCACACGTTGATTAGCTAACACTCTTTCACTTGCCAAGACTACAGGTGAATTAGCCGCAATGTTAAGCTTAGTTGTTTTCATACATCCAATGTCATTTAAAAACATAATTATCACTCCTTCCATTTCAAGAATAATTTAAATTTAACGTACTACCAAAGGTCTTCAAACCACCTGACTATTCTCATTACATGGCACCAACCTTCTTTATTCTTCCGGCAGCCTTTGCCTGTTTGTATTTTGAATTCTTGTTGAGCCTAACCGGATGTGCAAAAGTTAATGCTAATGCATCACCATAGTTAGGTGACGGAATACCTCTGGCCTTCATATCGTCCTTACTTTCCAATTGGAACTTACCGCGAGTATTTATGTATGCTTCAGGAGCTATCAAGTCATTGTAAATAACCTGATTATCTTCAATTGCCCCACCTTCTTTTAACCAATCACGCATCTTGCTCCACATTTCAGCACGAATATTTTGATAATAATCATCTTCCGGAGAACTATTAAATGGTATTAGAACCCAATTATCACCACGGCCCATAGTCTTTAGAGCAGAATAAATACCGGTACCGTAGCCTTGGTCAATAAAGCCTGTGGTCATACCATATTTATCTTCCAAGGCCGCCAACTTACCGGCAATCAAAACATCATTATCATTTTTAGGAATAGCCATTAAAACCTTGCTGTAGTTTCCCTGTCGCATATAAACGACTAACATATCAGCACCCTTCCAAGCAGGATCTACACCAAATACAATCGGCGCAAAATTATAACTAGTCAAAGCAAGTAGCTTGTATCTTTCCTGTGCTGCGGTTGCAATTTCTGTAGAAATTAATTGGTGGTCACCTGCAGAGGGAAACATGCCACGAACACGAACCTTAACGAAGTCGCTGTCCTCACCATATGTCTCAATCCACTTTTGAATAGTTGTCTTGTTGCTTATAGCGACTGTACGGCTATCTATCTGCCGTCCATGCCATATATTCCTTAACTTGTGAAAGCAATCATAAAACCACCCACTATTTCTAGTCCCATTACCAAAGCAACACCATATAATCTCAGTGTCCTTATCTGTAGTAGCACCTTCTACAACTTCCCAAATACAATTGGCTATAGCAGAAGCCTCATCAAATATAATAAGGATTCTCTTTTTTTGATTATGCAAACCTGCGAAAGCTTCTGGATTAGCTTCGCTCCATGCTATAGCATCTATGCGCCAAGTTTTCTCATGCTCCTTATCGCTAGAATAGTAAGCTGTAGCCGTATAAACGAACAAATCCTTGCCAATGAATAGACGGTGCCATTTTGCTAATTCGGCCCACGTCTTAGTCATAAGCTGCTTTTCAGTATTTGCCGTAACAACACCTTTGGTATCTTCAAAAGTAGCTATTGCCCAATGAATAATCCAAGCAACTAACGCAGACTTTCCAATACCATGTCCGGAAGCAACAACTTCCTGTATTACCTGGTTAGGTGTTTTTAATCCATCTCTTATGTAACCTAGTTCTTCTAATTGCCACTTTTGCGGTTCCTGTCCTTCTAGCTCACCTTCGCCCCAAGGATATGCTGCCCAAACAAAACCCACTGGATCATGCGTGAATTCAGCTAAAAATTCTATAATGGCAATCTTTGCTTTATACTCCTCATTCTGAATGTTGCTGCTTTTCCTTGCCATCTCTTACACGCTCCCTAGCTGCCTTTAACGCATCAGCAATACCAATATTGCCGGTGAATTCAACTTTCTCAGTAAACATACCAAGATGTTTCCCTAGCAGTTCCAAAGCCCCAGTTGCTCCTTTAGCATTAAACTGATAAACAGCCGCTACTTCTGTTTTATCTACAGCTTTCCTCACGGATGTAGTAACCTTTTCGCCCCTAATATCAAGGACCGGAGTTCCTTCTTTGCTACTACGAACAACATCAACTAATTCTCGTATCACCCAATCACTATCAATATCAGTCCTCATAATTCTTCTGGCCATTAGTTCATCAATGCGCCACTGGAATTGTTTATGAAGTCTGTACCCAATTTTTTCAGCAGTAAAAGGACTATAACCGGCACGAATAGCAGCGTTTTTTGCACACAAGTCAATAATATATTCAACGGTCTCCATTGGGATTTCATGCTGAAGCAGTACAATATCCGATTCCAACAAAGGCTTAGCTATAAGATCAACGTAAGCTTTGTCCACCATACCATTGGCTCCCGCCACCACTACGATAGCATTATCATTATCGCCAACAGTTATGAGTGCAATTCCAGTCGGTACATTCTCTATTGTCTTTATATAGTATGTTCCCACACCTGCTGACTTCAGATTTTCTAACAGCTTTACTCCTGAATCATCATCACCGACACAGCCAAACATCTCAACCATTGCGCCTAGTTTTGCCATGGATACTGCCTGATTGGCTCCTTTTCCACCTGGAATGTAATGGATAGCACTCCCACGCAAAGTCTCTCCCTTTAACGGAATTCGCTCTGTTGTAACAGTTATATCCATATTAATGCTTCCAACAACTGATATCTTCAT